TCCCATCTGACTTCTTGGAAGTAAAAGATTTTGTGGTTGCAGGTAATCCTGTATTCCCATTGAACTATGAATCTCCGTCTTTGTTTTCTCGTAACTCACGAAGCATGGACGCAGGTAAGCCATTGGATTACACAGTCTTGGCAAGCACATTTAAGTTAGCACCTATCCCTGATAGCAACTACACGTTGAGTTTGGTTTATTCTGCTGCGCCTCCTTTCTTGAGTACATCGAACACAAGCAATACATTCTTGACAGTTTGTCCTGACTTGCTCTTGTATGGTGCTTTGATTGAAGCCGAGCCTTACTTAATGAACGATGCTCGAATCAATACATGGGGAACTATGTTTGACAGGGCTATGGGTTCTTTGACTCGCTCTGATGAGAAGGGTCAATTCTCTGGCGTTCCTTTGGCAATGCAAACAACATACATCTGATATGCCTACACAAAGAATCCAACTAGGTGAGTGGATGCCTGACCAATCAGGTATCTCTGGCGCATTGACTGACGCTAAGAACGTGGTTTCTCAAGCTGTGGGTTATGGCCCATTTCCTAGTGCTGTATCGTTCTCTGGTACTGCTGCCGAAGACTTAGTTTCTTTGTATGCTGCCAAGAATCCAGACTCTACTACTCAGTTGTTTACTTCTGGCGCATCTAAGATTTTTACAGTAGATGGCGTTGGCGCATTGACCCAAGTTAAAACAGGAATGACTACTGGCATTAACGACAAGGTTCGTTTTACTCAGTTTGGTAAACGAGTAATTACTACAAACAATGCTGATGTTTTGCAAGGATGGACGTTAGGAACTTCTACGTCTTTTTCTAATCTAAGCGCATCTGCACCTATTGCTAAATTTATTACTGTCGTGCGTGACTTTGTGGTTTGCGCTAATACTTATGAGAGTTCTGCTCAACAGCAGTATCGTGTTCGCTGGTCTGCGATTAACGATGAAACAGATTGGGTAGAGAATGTAAACACTCAGTCTGATTATCAAGATATTCCTGATGGTGGACAGATTGTAGGAATCCGTGGTGGTGAGTTTGGCTTGGTGTTTTTAGAAAGAGCCATTAGCCGAATGACCTATGTAGGCACTCCGTTTATATTCCAGTTTGACAATATCTCTCGTAACAAGGGATGTATGGTAGCTGGCTCTATTGCTCAGTACCAAGGAGTTACATTCTTCCTATCGGACGATGGTTTCTATATGTGTGATGGTCAGCAAGTAGTGCCAATTGGCAGTGAGAAAGTTGACCGATTCTTTATTGATGACGCATCAGAATCTGACTACAACTCTATTTCTGCTGCTGTTGACCCGATTCGCAAACTTGTTATTTGGAATTATGTAGATACAGGTGGGAATCGTAAACTAATCATTTACAACTTTGCCACAAAGAGATGGACTTATGCAGACGCAGGTACTGACTTCTTGTCTGAAGCATCTACTACTGCTGTTACTTTAGAGCAATTGGATAGTATCTCAGGCTCTATTGACGCATTGACAACAAGTCTTGACTCACGTCTTTATGTTGGTGGTAAATACTTCCTTGGCGGTACGCTAGGCGCAAAGGTTTTTACATACACAGGTCAGCCTCTTTCGGGCAGGATTGCTACTGGAGATATTGATTTGGGTGGGCCATCTGTGGTCACTTTGGCTCGTCCATTGGTAGACAATGGTTCAGCAACAGTTGCCATAGCTTCTCGCACATTGTTAAGCCAAGACGTTACCTTTGGGACTCCAGTAGCTGCCGACTCAGAGAACAGGGTTTCTTTGCGTAGCGCAGGGCGTTACCATCGTATTCAAGTTAATCCTACTGGCGCAGATTGGAAAAACGCTGTTGCTGTAGATGTTGATGTAACTGGTCAAGGTGTGCGCTGATGTTTAGAAGCCTACCTGCATTTGGTGGTGACCAACGAGCCGTGGCAGAAGTTGTCCGTGGCATCATGGATGGCAAGACAAATAACACAGGCACTTTGACTCTGGCAACAGGTGGTGCTTTAACTACCACTTTGACAGACAGAAGGATAGGCCCAGATAGCGTTATCCTGTTTGTCCCTGCCTCTGCTGCTGCTAATGCTGACTATATGCCTTATGGGGCTTTCCAAAGTTTTGTTGACCAAACAATTGCTACTGCAAATACTGCCTATGCAATGACGTTAGACACTACTGATTATTCCAATGGTGTAACTCTGAGCAATAGTTCTAGAGTTAATGTAAAAAACGCTGGTGTTTATAATTTTCAATGGTCTGGACAGTTTCAAAATACAGATACACAAGAGCATGACGTAAGTGTTTGGTTGCGTAAAAATGGTACAAATGTTGTTGGTTCTACTGGATTTATTGGTATTCCTAGTTCTCATGGTGGAATTGATGGACATATAGTCACAGGATGGAACTACTTTATAGAGCTAGTTGCTAATGACTACGTTGAATTATATTGGTCATCCCCAAGTACTAATGTTTCCTTACAGTTTTATGCTGCTGGAACTAGCCCTACTAGACCAACAACAGCATCTGTCATTGCTACCATGAATTTGGTATCTCCTAATTCATTGACAAATATCTACGCAAGTTCCCAAGGACAGGGAACGGCTACGATTACCCATTTTGCCAATTCGACTGCAAATAAGACATATCGGTATGCAATTATTGGTTGATTTTAATAATTTATGTATAATGGATTCCGTGGATGACCCATCTTGGAATCCGAAACTCTAGGAGTAAAAGATGGCTACTACTACCACATCACAAGTTGACCCTGCAATTGCACCATATCTAACGTATGGTTTAGAGCAAGCAGCAGGTCTTTATAAGGGCGGTGGCCCACAATACTACACAGGCGAAACCTTTGTAGCACCCTCGCAAACTACGCAAGCAGGTCTGCAAGCCTTAGAGACTCGTGCTTTAGCAGGAAATCCTCTAACTGGACTTGCTCAACAGCAACTACAGGGTACTTTGGGCGGTGCTTATCTAGGTGGAAACCCTTTCTTTCAAGGTGCATTTGCGCCAGCAGCACAAGCGGCTCAGACTCAGTTTCAAAGTACATTGGGTGACATTGCATCCAAAGCAAGCCTAGCAGGGCGTTATGGCTCTGGTGCTATGGGTAATTTGCAGGATAGGGCTTCTGGTCAATATGCACAAGCATTGACTAACACAGCAGGTCAACTTGCTTATCAAAACTACGAGCAAGAACGAGCAAGGCAACAGGCTGCTATTGCTGCTGCGCCTCAGTTAGCTGCTACTGATTACCAAGACATTCAGCAATTACTTAATGCTGGTCAAGTTCGTGAAGGTTACACAGGTCAACAGTTAGGTGCTGATATTCAGCGTTTTAACTTCTTACAAAACCAGCCACAACAGAACTTGCAGAACTACCTATCATTGGTCTACGGAAGCCCATTAGGACGAGTTGGTCAAACTACTGCGTCTGGTGCTGCTGATGCTTCTACATTGCAAAAGTTGCTAGGTACTGCTGCTACTGCTGGTGGTCTTTATAAGAATTTAGGTGGCTCTGCTGGTATTAGCAACTTATGGAATAGTGGTTCTAATTGGTTAAGCGGTAGCGGTGGTTTTGGTACAGGTAATGCTTATGGCAATCTAGACCTTGGTACATTCTTATAAGGACTGACATGGCTGGACTATTAGACATTTTCGGTACAGGCGGTGCAGACACAATGGGTCTGTTGGGTATGTCACCTGCTGACATTGCTCGTAATCGTGAAGACGCACAAGCACAAGCCCTCTACGCATTAGCTGGTAGATTGTTTGCAGGTGGTAACACAGGACAGTCTATTGCTGAAGGCTTGCAACTAGGTCAGAAAGCCTACAAAGGCGGTATGCAAGACACATTGCAAAGCCAATTACAGAATGTCCAGTTGGCTGACATGATTCGTAAGCGTAAGCAAGAGCAACAACAACTAGCTGAACAACAACGTATTCAAGGTGTTATCCAAGGTGCTGTAACTAAGCCTCAAGAGATGTATGGCGAGGACATGATGGGTCAGCGAGTAGGCGAAGGCATGACTGCTGGTGGCTTTGATTTGCAAAGAGCAATGCCACAATTGATGAGTTCACCAGAAGGACGTAAAGCCCTGACTGAGTTGATTTCATCTCAGAAAGCAATGAGTGGTGAACTTACTACATTACCAGAAGGTGCTAATCTTGTTCGTGTTAGCCCAACTGGAGACGTTAAAACTGTTGCTAGTGGCGCACCAAAGAAAGAAAAAGTAGATATTGCTGGAGATGTAAAAGAAGCAAGACAAGTTCTTGGAATTTTGACTCCAGTTGATGAAATGAGCCAGACTGAAAGAGCATTAGTTCGTGCTTACATTGACAGAAAAGACGCAGGTAAAGCACCTAAAGTTTCTGTAGATTTGAAAGACCCAACTGCTGTAGCAATGGCTGGTCTTAAAATGCAAGGTGATATTAGGCAAGATTTAAAAGGCCCTAAAGACACGGCTACTGCTTACCAAACAATGTATAACGCTGCCACAAACCCGACTCAAAAGGGTGATACGACAATGCTTTATACATTCTTTAAAGTTCTTGACCCACAGTCAACTGTGCGTGAAGGTGAGATTGAGATGATTAAACAATCTCGTTCTATCCCTGAGAAGTTTAAAGGCATGGCTTTGAAGTTAGCAAGTGGTCAAACATTGCTAGAAAGCGAAAGAGCAGACTTGTTAAATCAAGCATATCAATATGTATCTAATCAGCAAAGAGGCGTTACAGAAACAATTGATATGTACAAAGATTATGCAAAGGCATTTGGTTTAAATCCAGAGAAAGCTGTTCCTAATCCATTCGCAGATATTAAGAAGCCTCCATCAAAAACTGTAATGATAAACAAAAAACAAACAGTTGCAAAACTTGCTGATGATGGTAACTACTATATTCAATCTGGAACAAATACGGATGGAACACCTAAGTATTTTAAGGTTGACTAAACATGGCTAAATTAACACCAGTTCAAGGAAACCCATTTGCAGGGCTTGAATCAGTATTGGTTCAAAAAGAAAAGTCTCAGCGCATTGAGCCCACTGAGCGTGGGCAAATGGCTGGTTACTTGCAATTGTTAAAAGATGCTGGCGCAGGTAAAGCGGTTATTGGTGCTGTTCTAAATGCAGGTTCTCCACTAGACCAAGCAAAAGCAATTGTAAAAAATCTTCCTAGTGCTGAAATTAAATTTGATGTTGTTGCTGGAAACTATGTTCCTTACATCACATACAAAGATAAGAATTATGCTATTACAAAGCAAGGTTTAACTGGTGAGGATGTAGCGGAGTTTTTAACTCCATCTGTTGCTGACATTGTTTCTACTGGTGGAGTAATGGGTGCGCTTAAAGTAGGCTCACAATTTCTTCCTCCTCCATTAAAAGCGTTAGCACAAGGTGCTTTGGCTACACCTGTAAAAAGGGCTACTGTTGCTGGAACTACGGCTGGTGTAACAGACCTTTCAATGCAAAACCTTGCACAAATACTTGGTGGAGAAAAAGACACTTCATATTTGCAAGCTGGTGCAACATCTTTGTTTGGTGGATTTGGTCAAAACATTGGCGAAAACTTAGCTAAAAAGTTTGGCAAAAAGCAAAGCATTTTAGACAATCAAGGCAGACTAAAGCCAGAAGTTGAACAGTATTTTATTGACCAAGGCTTAAACACTTCTCGCTGGACACCTGACATTCTGATGGAGTTGGATAAGTTACGCCAACAAGCAGGTAGGTCATTTTTTGATGATGCGGTATTGTCAACATCTGTTGCAAAAGCAGAATCAAAAACATCTGGTATTCCGACAACAAAGGGTCAGCAAACTGGTGACGTAAACCAACTTGCTCGTGAATATCGTATGAGGGCTGGCGCATCTGGT